ATAACATAGTCATCTTCAGTATCTAATACTTTGTTTAGATAACCGTTAACAGCTTTCTCTACCCATTTGATACTCAACTGACCTGCTGTAGTAATACCTTCAGCAATCTCTCTGTTAAAGTATCTGAAGTATTGATTACCTAAAGCACCATAACAACTGTTAAGTGAAATCTTTCTGACCATTTGATTGTTATTATATTTGACAATCGAATACTCACACTCTTTTCGTGCAACTAAGTCTTCTTTTGGAATTGTCTCTAATCGTATTTGTTCTTGAATCATCTTGATCTTAAACAATACTCTTTGATCATACATCTCTTCTAAGAGTTCTGGTAAGAATCCTTGTTTGTCTGTCCTGAATAGAGCTCCGTTTGGTGTTACTGTTGTATTAGTTAACATACTAGTGTCTACTTCACCGTCTAATAGTTTACTGACACTTATCTCTTGATTAAATATCTTCTTCTGATATGTATCTGGACTCATGTTGTATTGCATAATTAAATGTGGATATAGACTATTCAAATCGAATGACATAACCCAATTGTGTTGACCTATCTGTGGTTCTTTTACATAAGCACCTACAATTCTAGAATCTTGAGCTAACTTTTTCGGTGGTGGAACCATACCTCTTTTCTTCAAGAAGTTGTATATAATTAAATCCCAATATCTTACTGAACCGAATACATCTTCGTAGTTACACTTTGCTTGATAAGCCATAGTGATAACTAATTCCATAAGTTGTAACTTATTATCTAGTTCTTCAACAAGTTCTGTATCACGAATATTATAGTCTAAGAACTTCTGATAATCATTTCTATAGAATAGATGCATTGCACCGAACTCCGAGTAATCGATTTTCTTCTTACCTAATTCTACTTCAGCAATATGATCTAGACGATATGTCTCTCTTGTTTTGTATGTAAACTTCTTGTACATTTCTAAGTAATCTAAGATACAGATACCTGCAATGTTGTATGATATCATTTTCTTCTGACCCATGTACAACCATTCTCTTGATGTAACTAATCCATGTGGTGATAATTGTAAAACAGTATCCCAATCAAATAGTTTCCAAATACGATTGACAAGATAAGCAATATCGAATGTTTCGACATTCCAACCTGTAATGATATCTGGTTCTAAATGATCCCAGACTTTCATGAATGTTTGTAACAGTTCTCTCTCGTCTTTACACTTATGATAAATGACATCTTTGTCGTCTGTCTTATAGTCAAAGTTATCAATACCAATTACATGAGTCTCTTTATGTCCAAAGAGTTTCATTGTTATTGCATTGACTCGTTCTGCTGCTTCTGTTGGTTCCGGAAACCCACCTTCACATTCACACTCAATATCAATGTTAAGTATGTTAATATTCTTTATATCAAATTCAACTTCACTTGGAAATGATTCTGCAATGTAAGTATATTCCCATTGTTCTAGACCATGAATATCTATACCTGTATTGTCATACTGTTTCTTCCAATGTCTTGCTTGACTTGGAGAACTAAATTTCTTAGATTGTAAATACTCACCACCTATCGATTTATGAGCTGTTTGTTTGTTAGTTGGAATATAAAGAGTTGGTTCGTATTTCAATCTCTTGAGATATCTCTGACCGTTCTTTACTCCTCTTGCAAGGATAAAGTCCTTGTATCTTTTAATGTTTGTGTAATAATGCATAATATACTCTATTGTACTATAGAAATGCCATAATGTCTATACCATTCTGGCTTTTGTTGTATTCTTTCTTCAATTCTTTCACGGACTATGTCCATGTCTTCTTCAGACGGTGTCCAATCACCATAGTAACCTTCAGGAAATTTTTCACTATGAAATGTCCTTGAGTCATCTAAGTTGAATTTTCGTTTTTTAAGTTCTTCTCGTATTTTATCATATCTATCAGATAGATACTTACCCTTGTCATAGAAGAATGTGACATGTCCTTTGTTCAATGAGAACTTTTTAGGGATTCTTTTTTTGTTCCAATCAGTCGATTTAAGAGACCTTTGAAGTGATGAGCCGATCATGAATAGTTCACGATACTCTGCCATCAAATGCTGGTCTGTTAAATCTTCTACTGGTATTATATTGATTCGGGTCAAATTACTTTCGGTGGTTCAAAATGTTTCTCAACTGCATTGAGTTTATCTTCCGCCGAAGCTAGTATATCTAACTGTTCATCAATAGCACCTATTAAATCGGAGTGCTCACCGATACCTACAGAGTTTTTCATGTAGATTGTGATATTAGTCTTTGCAGACGATATCTCACTTTGATATTTTAACATAAGAGATTGTCTTATTTGTTTATCTATTTCCATAATATATATTTCCTTATTTGGCTATTCTTAGCCTGTCCATTAGTCTATGAGCTCTATTGTAGACTTGTTTTGCCCACCTTGAGTCCAAACCTTCGATAGAAGCTTGTTTGTAGTCACCAGCGTTTAGTGCTGAAAACATCATCTTAAACTTCATCAACCTAGTAATACCTAGATTAAAAGCCATGTTTGCTAGAATAAGTTTTACTTCTTCAGGAAAACTTTCCCACTCATTCATCTGATTTTCACATTCAGATAAACAAATATTTATGTCCTGATAAAATAATTCATCACATCTTGTTTGTGTGATTAAAGTACCTTCAGAAGCTCCCTTCTCTGGGTCTGTATCTTTGATTAAGTGACCAACACCTACTGTTGGATATCCTAAGTGATCAAGATATACTTCTAGTTTCACTCCTTCATCTGAGGTAATCTCTTCTTTGAGTCTTACCATAAATTCTTTACTATAATTCATTTTTTAGTTCCTCTAGCCCTTGATTCGCTAGTAATTCAATGAGTATCTTACTCATTAACTGATTAAATTCTTCATCATCAGATATCGTATCCTTCAAAGCTTCTGGACACGATCTGACAGCCCTTTCAAAATCTACTGTTGGTATCTCGCTCTCTTCTCTAGGAATCATATTAATGGTTCCGTATTGATAGACAACATCTTGATACACGCCTTTCAGTATTTTGATTGCTCGTTCTCCACTCTGATGAACGACTTCTGTATAGAGTCCGTCATCAAACAGTGGATAATGAGTATTTATAGTTTCCACTATTTAGGCTTGTTCTTCGAACCTTTTGGTCTTCCTCTACCACGTGTGGTAGTCTCAGTCTTAGTTTTTGTTTTTCTTACTTTAGTTGGTGTCTTTCCGTCCGTGTAAGCTTCGTTAGTTGAAGTTGAAGGATCATCTTTTACAAATCTACCTTTCTCATCTCTCGTTCTTTCACCTGTCGGTTCACCATTAAAGAAAGTTACAAATTTATTCCAAATTCCCATTTTCTTCTCCTGATTTATTAATCATTTTATTAACATAGTTTATTTTTCTAAACATATATCTATTATACTACAAATCCGGGAGAGGTCAACCCCCTCCCGAAAAGTTTTTTACTCAGCTAAGAATTCCTTCTTAGATGACTTCGGACTACTACCTATCTTTATAGTTCTAGCTTTCTTTTCTTCTGGAACTACCCTTTCAGCATGTATAGTTAATATACCGTTTGAAAGGTCTGACCCCTTCACAATTACATCTTCAGCAAGAACAAAGTTCCTAGTGAATTTTCGTTGTGAAATACCTTGATGAATAAAATCCGAGGACTTTAAATCAAGGTCACCTTCGATAGTAAGATTGTTCTCTTTAACATTTACTGTTAAGTCATCTTCACTAAATCCTGCTACAGCTAATTCGATTAGAAAAGTATCTTCTACTTCTCCTTTACGAATATTGTAAGGTGGATAGTTTGATTGTGGTATTGAACGGACTCTGTCTAAGTTATTAAAAACATTATCGAATCCGACCGTGAATGGAGATAAATCTCTCCAGATTTGCTCATTGATAGTCATAGTGACCTCCTGGTTAAAGCAAGGTTAAAAATAGAGCCAGAAAATTCTGCACTCCTCATAGTGACTCTCGGTGGATTATATTAGTATTGTCTCCTAAGAGACTAAATGTGTTTGTCCCACCGATAGTCGTAGATCAAAAGACTTAAAAGTCTCTCTCTCTAATTATATTTATAACAGTTTAACCTGTCATTAATGTAATTTATTTATTTTTCTTAATAGTTGATCTTTCTTAATATTCCACATTGCTTTAAAATATGGGTCTTGAGCTCTAGTAGCTGCTTGTCTAAGAAAAGTTATTTTAATATTTATGTCGTCTTTTTTAATCTGTAACATCTGATTTTCTCCCAAGATAATTTTTATACTTGACTCTATTAATAATTGTTTGTTTGACTTTTTTTTCAGGATTGAAGTCATTAACTGTATGTGCGTTTATTGTTCCTCTACATGTAAAACAATCACCCTCTTTTAATTCAACAGATGATTTTCCTAAAGTAGTAGCGAAGTCATCAAACATAACACATGATGCTGCAGAAAAAGACATTAACTGATTACCAGCTCTGTCTTCGAAAGTCTGTACATAGAATCCTCTTCTTGTCTGTTTTACACCCTTGAACTTAAGAGTCATATCATATCTTTCTTTAAGTTTTCCTACAAACGATCCTGACGGAACATTATCTTTACATGCTTCTCTAGATGTATCTAGAAGAAGTTTTTTATCTAGAAATTTAAGTGTTCCTCTAATACCGTCAATCTGTTTATCAGACAGCATTCCTTTAGTCTTTACTTGTGTCCAAATAGAACCAAGAAACTCACTTTCTCCATGTCTATCTCTAATAGATTCATAAATTGAAATACTACCTTCAGTATCCATAAGATAATCCTGAAATGTTTTAACGTTAAGTGTTGCTGACATTATGATATTACTCCAATCACTACAGGGAATAACATAACAGTTATTACTTGTAAAAAGTCTTTATCTAAAAGTCCTAGTTTTCTCATTGTTTTCATAATTTATTTACCTCTTTATTATCAAACTATGTACATAGTATAACAAAAGTGTACCAGTGGTAGCAAATGAAATTGTCACAAATCTGTTACTATTGTGACATTTGTGTGACATAAATACTAGTATGGCATATATAAAGAATAAGTTTAAAAGATTTCATAAGATGATGAAATCAGGGAGAATGAATAAGGTTTGTAAAAAGGTATTTACTTCATAAGTTTACGGATTTCACCGTTGATAAATGGAGCAAAGATTTCGACAGGTTCGTCTTTACCTTTAACTTTGATTTCGTCTAACCTTTCACAAGGTATATCAAGACAATCATTAGTATAGGAAGATATAAGAATCGGAGTATCATAAGTTCTTGTTTGAACTTCTAATCTAGCAGCTAAGTTAACTGCATCACCCACTACCGAATAGTCGAATCTCGACTCTGACCCCATGTTGCCTACAATACATGGTCCTGTATTCACACCTGTACCCATTTTAACTGACGGTAAGTCTAGACCTTGTTCAATCAACTCTTTGTTCATCTTCTCACATTCTATCTCTATCTCTATAGCAGACTTAACAGCTAACTCAGCATGATTCTCACATGGTAGAGGCGCATTCCAAAATGCCATAATACAATCACCCATATACTTATCAATGGTACCACCATTAGCTAGTATTATCTTAGTGAATCGATCTAAGAACATATTGATTAATTCTACTAATCCTTCAGGGTCATCATTTTTCATATAGCTCTCTGATATGGGAGTGAATCCGACTATGTCCGCGAATAAAAATGTCATCTCTTTTCTGTCACCACCTAGTTTCATTAGAGATGGGTCTTTGACTAACATGTCGACCATATCAGGACTTAAGTAAGTACCGAACTGACCTTTGATTTGTTGTCTTAGTTTGAACTGAATATAGAAGTTGTTAAAACTAGAATGACTAAATAGAATTATAAACAGGATAAGTGCGTATGAGAAATCGAACAAAATTCCGTAAGCAAATGCTTCAAACCCAATCCAGAAATAGGCGAATACAACACCACCAAAAAAACCAACTGATACAAGTTGAGGTAGATAGTATACAGAAAGAAGAATTAGAAGACCAACAAAAAACAATAGACTTACCTCACCCATCTGAACCAATTGACTCCTACTAATCTGTTTACCACCTGTAAGTGTATGAATAACAGATGCTTGAATATCATGTGGATATTTTAGTCCTAACGGAGTAGTAACTAAAGGAGCTATACCTTCTGCTGTCACACCAATAATAACTGTTCGTCCTTGTAAGTCTGTAAGTGTATCACCGTATTCAATTCTATCAAAAGTATTAGACCAATCAATCCAAACTGAACCGGTATAATCTGTTTTTACAGGTTCGTAAGGAGGTATTCTCATGTTCTCTATACCAGTCTCTTCTACTTTCATTGTGTATGACTTCTTATCAGCCATGACACGAACTGTCTCCATAGCGAAACTCGGATATAATTTATTATCTACTGAAATGACTAAGGGTATTCGTCTAACTGACCCATCTACTTCTGGAGATGACGACAACATTCCGGATCCATCTGCATTTATACTATGAATACTATTTACTACTGACTTGTATCTATATGCAAAGGTAGTTGCATCACCATCACCTAAAGTAGCAGTCCCTACATGAGGAGCTATACTCTCTAGACCTTTAGATGAGGTAGTAGATGACATGACAACACCGTTATCTTTAATCCATGATGCGAATACTTCATCACCACCGAATCTATCTACATCAGGAAACATTGGAGTAAACGCTATGATCCCCGCATTAGCATTTCTTAAATCAGATATCATCTGAGCAAATTGTGTTCTAGGGAATGGCCATTGACCATATGTTTCTAACGACTTTTCACCTATGTCTAATAGAAAAATACTATCATTTTTGACTTGTGTTTCGTTTTTTTGATAATAGTCAAAGTTGATTACTCGTAATTGTTCTACTATCTCAGGATCCGAGATACGGACACCAATTAATACTATGAGGACAATAATACATGTCCATATAGAAGTTAGTCTCATCTAATTTTGTGTAACGTTTACGCTACAACCAGCTGATGTCTGACAATTTTGAGTTAATGAATATGACTGAGCTGAGTTACTTTGTTGAGTTAAATTAAATGTTGTAGGATATGATCCTGTTAATGTTACTGATGCGTTATGAGCTCCTGATCCACTTTGGTTTAAAGAACCTGTGTTTCCATCGTTGGTTGTTTTTAAGGTAGCAGTTTTAGTTCCGTCTGTTTCTTGAACTACATAGAATGAATTGTTATCTGAGTAAAAATATACGGTAGCAGTATGTGATGAATATAGATTAGCATTACCATTTCGTTGATACCCCGATAATGAATTATTACTACCATGGATATCTAAGTTTAGAGTATGACCACCACCTTCATCACCATCATTAGCGAATGTTGTATCCGTTGCACCTGTTAAAAACAGACCTTGACCCCAACGAACACTATTAGAATCACCATAGATATGCATCTGAATGTCTGACTTATTACAGTTACCGACTCCTCGTGTACACATTTGTTCGAAATGTAATGAGTTACTAGCACCGTCTAAATCACCACTACTTTGTTGACCCCATTGAGGTACCCAACTAATTTCGTTATTGTTACCAGTTTGTTTGAATAGTAATGCGTTGTTGTTGTGAGCTAATTTAAGATTAACTTTATTGTTGTAACCAATCTGTTCAATACTTAGATTCAAGTTATCCGTTGATGCACCTGACACCTGACCAACTATAACGGAGTTTTTATTATCCGCCAGACTGTTTAATGATAATAACAACGGACTCACCGTCATTAACCAAAATAAGATTTGTTTTACCTTCATTTTCACTCTCTATTCGTGTTCCCTGTTCAACAG